CCATACTGCTGTATACATATCTGCATAGTCATACAAAGGCTTTTCAACCTTGTGCAATAGACTCAGCATCTTGTTTGCAAACCAACGAACAATTGGTCCAGCATCTTTTTCATGATGTAATTCAAATTCCATTTAAACTGCTCCCTTAATTTCTTTGACAATATCATTTAAAGAAGTTCTTGTTAAAAACATCTTAAAGTTATCAAATACACTAGGACTAATAATATCATAATTAACAATTACCTTTGGCTTGGCAAATCCCATAGGGCATCCTGGAGTAATTTGAGCAACAGGTTCACCAACTACCATTGGATTTGACTTTATAACTCTAATAGCCATCTCTGCTGCAAGTGCAATATCTGTATCATTTTCGATATAGTTTGAATACTCTCTCTTACTTACTCTAATCTTCACTACTTGTCTCCATCTAAAACTTCAAGAATGCGTTTAATAATTTCTTGCCTACCTTGTTTACGAGCTATAGTACATCTATTGCAAGGGCAATAGTCAGACTTGGAATCTGGAATATCTGATGCACTACTTGCTGCCATACTTATTCCTACTCTTTCCATCTGATCTAACAGAACTAACTTTTTGTTTTAAATATTCATCTTCATGCTGCAAATAAAGATGTACAAATAGCTTTTCATACTCTTTATCATCAAGAGTTCCGTGCTCATCTTGATATTCTTTCAGCATATCTTTAACTTTTTTAACTAAGGACATTAGAAGCTTCCTTGTGAAATTTTCTAATATGATCAATTAAATCTAAGATATCTTCAAACCTTGCTTCACATAAGTAACATTCATTAAACACTTCTTTTTTATCAAACATTACCTGCTCCAAGGATCGTCATAGACATGCAAAATTAAAGGAGTTAGTTCACCCATCCAAGCACCTTCGCAATTATATGCTATATACTCGTCAGCTTCTTCCCAAGTCATATCGTCACGCTCAACAAGTATTTCCATCATCTTAATAAATGAATATGTTGCTAATGTTGGTTGACCACATCTTTTAGACAAACCAATAAAGGCTTCTTCAAATCCATCCATCAACATAATTTCTTCATCTTCATAAGATAAATAGTTTAGCAATTCTTTTTTATTCATTGTTGTCCAAAGTTTGAACAGTCCTACAAGGATAAGGAACCTTACATTCTGAACATACTTCTGCAGTACTGCGAGTAGTCCAAGTCATAGGGTGATGCAATTTTCTTACTCTTTTAATTGCTTTCTTATTCTTTTTCATTACCATCCTCCAAGGCATTCGTTTGAATGTGTGTGTAGCCAGAAGTTACCTTCCATGTGTTTTTTAGTTGGAGCATATAGTTCTGTTCCACAAGCACGACATTCATGATACCACTCCTCAGCAAAGAAGTCAAACTGAAATCCTTTATTTTTACTTAGGGTAGATAACATACGATTCGTCTTTATCGTTTTTATCAAGGCTGATCTGTTCTTTCATCTTAAGCCTTGCTACATTTTCAGCAGCAACATTTGATGGAAAGACTAATCCTTTTAAGCCACATGGGACTTTTTTCCATTCATTAATTCCAAGTCTAACTTGAACGGATGCTTTCCATCCACCTTTAATTTTTGTTATGACTGCACGATATTGCTTTTCACTAACCAACATTTCATCTTTATTTTTATTAGACATTTTTTCTCCTACTAGCCACCTGTGCTATAAAATCCTTTACCTTTGAATTGAATTCCACCCACACCAAAAACTCTTTTAATTGTACTTCCACAATCTGGACAGCTTTCTGGATCAGGATCATTCATTCCCTTAACTAGTTCTTTATCGTCTTCACATTTTTCACATGAATAAACATAAACTGGCATATATATACTTTACCAAACTTCTTATAATTTGTCAATATTGAAACGCCCCCCTTTCGGGGGGCATTCAGTTAAGCCCAAGGATCAGGCTCTTCGCTTCCGACTGAAACTGTTGAGTTTGAAACATTGCTAGTTTTATTAAATGTTCCAGACTTAATTGATAGCGATTGACCAACATCAGTTGCATCAATTTCAAAGGCATTGCCCTTAGTTCCATCTTTTCGATCAAACTCACGATACTTTAATTTACCATGAACGATTACTTTATTTCCTTTTGAAAGATTTGATGAGACATTTTCTGCCAGAGTTCTCCAACATACAACATCATAAAATGCTGTGTCCCCATCTTTCCAAGTTCCATCAGAATCTTGGAATCTTTCTGTACTTGCAAGACGAAGCTTTGCAAGAACCTTACCTGAGCCAAGATCCTTCTTTTCTGGATCTTTTACCAGGTTTCCTATTACCGTAATTGTTGTAGCCATTTTTACTCCTTATAGCTGTCTTTCATCATTATACTTGATATCTAGAATTGGGTCAAGTGTGACATTCGCACCTAACGACTCTAAGATATTTTTTATTTTCATCATATACTCTATACAACGAAGTCTTTCATTATCATTTAGATGTCTCCAATGACTCTCATAGAATTGAATAGCAAGAAAGTGATCATAGTCTGCAATAGTTATTTGAAAATCTTTTGGGGCTTTAACAGACCTAATAGATCTTTTCATTTTATCTGTATACATTAATTGCTCTCCATTGTTATTCCAGACCAAACACTAAACCAGTCAGTCTTTTCTTTATGACTATTAAATTCTTTAGATATTTTTCCACCCTCTAAATAAACGCCACCCCAAACACCCCACTCAGCATTACTAACTCCATATGCTAAGCACTGTCTTTGTGCTGGACACTTTATACACAAAAGGTCTACTTTTTTTGAAACTTCTGGATTTTCTTCATATTGATCAAAGAAAAGATTTGTATCCATATTAAGGCATAAAGCTTTTTCATCAAACTTGTACATCGCCCTTCCTTAATATAGAGTCTGGAATATCCCAAACCCCACCAGTATTTTCAAACACAATTTTCTTGTGCCAATTAGAATCAACAAAAGCTGCATTCTTTTTTAGACTAGCATCCCTGTCTTTTTCAAGAAATACAACATTCCAGCCATCCCATGATAAAGAGGGATTGCCACTAACAATTGATTCCATTTTATTTAAATCAGATATTTTCATTAATAGATCTTTCTGCGTTAATAATTACTGTTAAGATTGTAACAATAAATTGAAATATGAACATTAAAATAAATCCTATTTGATCTGTTGCAAGACCATACCATAGTGTAACTATTTGATATACCATCCAACATGCAACCATAGTTGCTATTTTTGTAACGCTTGTTTTTAATATTACTGCAAAAAGCATTGATAAATAAAATAAACTATACGATGCAAAAACTATCAAAGACCATACTGTTAAACTCATTTAGTACCTAAATATTCCCATCTCAACATTTTCTTGATGTTCCATGTGTGTTGCAAATTTTGACAACGGTTCTTTTGGCAAACTAAAATATGCATAGTATGTAACATATTCAATATTTTGTCTTACCCATTGTTCGTTTACTTTAGAAAAAGATACTTTAAAACCTTTTTGCTTTAAATAGTTTTCTGCAGAATTACAAAAAGCTGCAGTAAAGCTATTAACCTTATGTGGTCCAAGTGTCCAAACTTGTATCTGATTATTATCATTTGGAGTTGACAATGCTACTGTCATTGCTCTCATAAAAATTTCATAATCAGAGAACGCCTTTGTCCCCTCAACTACGATAACCATAGAATCCTCTTTTCCTAAACCACTATTATACATTTTTATCTGACGAATGTCAACTTTAAACTAGCTACTTATGCTATCAATTATTGAAAGAAGATTACTTACTTCTTTTTCAGAAAGATCAAAAACATCTACTCTTTCAGCCTCTTCATTAAGAATTCTGCCATCTTCACTAATATTTGCTTTATAAAGTATATTATCTATTACCCAGTAAGCATTGTTATCTTGAATAGCAACTCTTACAGTACCCTCATCTAAAATTTTAGACAGCTGGCTCTTTCTAGAAAATCCTTTAAAGGCTACCATGAAATCTTCTTCTCTATTACTTTGAATAAAAGAAGTTAGTATTACAAATAAATTTATCGCAAAAAAGTTTAAAGCAATTAGACATGCTGATAGTTTTTGCAAGGGAGATAAATTTCTCATAAACTCCTCCTATTATTTATAAAAAGAAAATGGTGAGTCTTTCCAAGTTTCATCTGATTTAGATGCTCTTGCATTCTGAATGGCTTCCCACTTTTGTTTTGACCAAGCATACCCAGAATCTCCACCCCAAAGTAGCCAAGCTATTTTTCCATTTGAAGGACGTTCTGCATTATCCCAGTCCTTGCCCTTCTTATCTACTTCATGCCTAGAGAAAAACGAGTACATTCTTGCAACAGTTTCTGGACTTAGGTTTGTACGATTACTTAAGTCACGAGCACGAGCAACTCCAACTGCAGTTCCACCTCTACCAAACTTAGCTCTTAGCTCTAATCCTCTTTTTGCATTATTAGCCATAGACTCAGTTGGTTTTAGATCAATATCCGATACATCTCTTTTTTCCATAGAGAAAGCTTTTTGTGCTTTCTTTGGCTTCCATTCTTCTGGAAGTAGGTCTGCTCTGTTTAGTGCTTCAGCCCTTCTAATGATATGATTACGAGCTTTTGAATAATTTGAAGCACGACCAACTGATTGAATTGCATTACGCAAATCTGCAACAGTAACAATTGGGAAAGAGCCATCTGGCAAAGCCATATCTCTACGAGCCAACATCTGTCTTTCTTTATCGGAGTAGTCTCTCTTATCCATTCTATGTTGTGGACAATTGTCATCATCACACTCTTCCATTGAATGAGGCTTCATATTTGGCACATCATCATTTCCAATAACATTATCATGGTGTGCTTTTGAAGTTGATACCCTTAGAGTATCTACTCTGTGACCAACCAAAGTATCTGTTGGCTTTCCATCCCTATAAATTCTAATAAGTGCTGCTGGATTATCTGGGGTCCCTGTAATTGTAAAATCAGAATTAGGAACATTAATAGAACCATTTCTAACAACTCTTACAACCTTACCTCTTGCAGTTCCACCGCTAGAGTTCCAGGATACCATCTGACCAACTCTAACTGAATCAGCCTTTGACATTTCAGGAATCATTTCCATAAATTCTTCTCCAGAATTTTTCATATCAGCATTTACATAGCCGTCTGGAATTACGGCAAGTCTACAAGCACCCTCTTCTTCAATCTGTTGTGAAATAATTGCACAAGCAACTGAAGATTTATGAAGTGCACAGTTTCCACACTTAACTCCAATGGAAGCATTTTGATTTGTAGAACCATCTTCATAACCAATCCAGATACCCTCTGATTGATCTAGTGGTCCAAGCTCTTCTGCTAGTTTTAACAATGAGTCAGCAAACGCCCTCTCATCTTCTGAAAGCATATTGTAAAGAGGCTCCCCCTCCCACTCATCTGATTTGATTGCTTTGTTTTCATTTTCAGCTGCATATAAAGCTCTTTGCTGTTGTATTGCAGAGGCTCTAGTCATATGGCATCCATGAATTCCAGATCCACCAACTACAGCATAACCTTTGCAACCACCATAATTTCTTCTAATATCATAAGGCATAGTACTATTATATCTTATCTTTGGTCATACTGTGACAAAATAGTTTCAAGAAAAAACCTTTCATCTTCACTAAAAGTATTAATGGTTTCTTTAATAAATTCTATCTGTTCTGGAGTAACCCCAATAACTGTCTGACCCTCAGTAAATACTATATCAATAACGTCTTGCATCCAAAGGCTTTGTGCAAGTTCTCCAACGGCTTCATAGTGTGCATAATAAAGTTCTGGATATATATATTTACATTCTGGAGTAATTTTGTAAGTAAAATTATCTGATATGGAATCATACCCCATAATTTCCATAGCCCCTACTTCAAGAAGATGCTCAATCATTTCTGATAGTTCTTGTTCACTCATACCTTCGTTATCTTCCATGTGGGAGCGACTCCTTTACAGTAAGTGGTGACACCCTTGTATACATAGAGTCTTGGTATAAATTGGAAAGAAAATCTACTCCAGTATACGAGCATCCACTTCCTAGCCCACCTGTAATATCTCTAATAATGTCTTTTACAGATCCTTTATATGGAATCATTGTTGATACGCCTTCTGCTACTGCAATATCTTTATCTTTATTAGCTTCTTTACTTGCCATTCCTCTAAATGACTTAAACTTATTATTTCCTTCAAAATACAAAGAACCTGGAGATTCATCAGTACCAGCCAACATTGATCCAAGCATAACTGCATCTGCTCCTGCTGCAAAAGCTTTGACCATATCTCCAGTATTTCTAATTCCACCGTCTGCTATGATTCCAGCATTTAAGTTAAATTTATCTTTTGCTTCTCGCACGTTTATAATTGAAGATAGTGTTGGAATACCATGACCAGATACAATTCTTGTTGTGCACATGCTACCGCCACCAATGCCAACTCTAACAGAGTCTGCACCTGCAACATCCAATGCAACATAACCCTCTACAGTTGCAACATTTCCAGCCATGATATGAACACTGTCTCCAACAATGTTTTTTAATCTTATAACTGAATCAATTGCCATTTTTCCGTGACCATTAGCTGTATCAATTAGAATCATTGAAACTCCTGCTTCAATTAATTTTTCAACATGCTCTTCAATAAATGTAGTGGAAAGTGCTGCACCAACAGGAAGTCCTAGACCGTTATGTGTATGAACTTCTTCAACCATCTTTATTTGATTTTTTGCAGACATAAACCTATGAATAATACCTATGCCACCAGCTTCAGCAATTGCAATAGCCATGTCTTTTTCACAAACAGTATCCATAGGGGAGGCAACTACTGGCAAGTCTAGCCAGGAGTGCCCCCCGATATGCATCTTTAAGTCTACAGAGGTTCTGCTTACAACTTCTGAATATTGTGGAACCATTAGAATATCATCAAAGCAAATATAGTTATTTGCTAAGTATTCTTTCATAGATTCAACCATTCAGGATGGTTTAAAGTCCATTCAACAGTTTTTCTAATTGATTCTTCTAATGGCATTGGAGCTACCCAGCCAGTTTCAGCAATCTTCTTTCCATCCAAAGCGTAACGTAAATCATGACCTGGGCGTGATGAATGGAAGTCTTCTAGTTCATAGCGTAGTGGCTTTCCTACTGCTGCTGCAATCATTTGAGCCATTTCTAAATTATCAACTTCTCTTTCACCAACAATGTGGAACTTTGCTGGAACATCAGATTCTCCATAGGCTGGGAAGTGTTGCTTAAGAACATGCAGAAGACCATCTGCTTGATTTCTAGCATGTAAATAGAAACGACTTCCAATCTCTCCTTCTGGAGATGCATGGATCTTCATTGTCTCGCCATTAAGAACCTTCTTGATTACCATTGGCATAAACTTCTCAGTATCCTGAGTTTCTCCAATAATGTTCATAGTGTTAGTAATTGCTAATGGAACTCCGTAGGTTCTCCAGTAAGAGAATGCAATACTTTCTTGTGCTGCCTTAGAAGCAGAATATGGATTGCTTGGGAAATATTGATCTACCCATTCTTTATGAGAGTGACCCTTTGGTGCAGGACCATAAACTTCATCTGTTGAAATATGTAAGAACTTTTCTGGCTTTGCAATTCTTGCCCAGTCTAAAAGATTACATATCAAAGATACGTTATTAAGAATAAAAGGTGTTGGCTCTTCAATACTTCTGTCAACATGGCTTTCACTTGCAACATTGATTACATAGTCAATCTTACCAAAAGCATGCGAAGTTACTGGAGAGATTGGTGCAGTTAAATCTGTTTTAATTACCTTTACACGACTATAAACTTCTGGCAAATCGTCACATGCAACATTAATTCTATCTGTCAAACCCTTGTGTGTAAATGTTGTTGGACAAACTATAAACCAGTCTGTATTTACTAATAGGTGTCTAAGCACATGACTTCCAACGAAACCACTTGCTCCTGTTAAAAGAACTCTCTTACTCATTATTTTCCATTTCTACTAAATTAAATTAAAGTTTTCTAAGTATGCTTTAATATCTTCTGTCATCTCAGGCTTAGATTGTACCATCTTATTCTCATCCTTGTCAACTCTTGGACGAGATTCATAAGTATGAATTTCTACTTCCTGAATTTTTTCTCTTCTTGTGTGGCTGATAGCATTGTAAACAGATCCACACATTGCATCTGCAAGGTCCTTAGACTTCTTTCTAGGGTGGTCTACCCTATTATTATTCATAATTCTAAGTTCCTGCATTTCCTCAAGTAATAAATCTATTTGAGGTAAAACTATTCTTTCTTCATAAATAAGCATTGACAAATCTTCATAGTGCTTTTTAGCTACTGAAAGAGTTTCTGTCTTTATTCCTACACTAGTAAGATCTCTTTGGATATCAAAAGAGTTCCATCGGTCAAAAGTTACTAATCCAAGATTGAACCCAAGTCTTCTTAAATTAATAATCCAATTTTTTACTTCTGACAAATCTACTGGACCTTCTTTTTTAGGCTCCCAATAAACAATAGCATCAACTACAATGAAAGGAACTACTTGTTCATAACCATTAAAAGATTGAAGGCTTACCCACTTATCAACATGGCAAATAGAAACTGCACACTTATCATGCTTTTGTGCCAAGTCAGCATGGACGTAATATGTGACTTCAGGATCTGGCTGAAAAGAGTGCTCTATTCTTTTTGAAATATCAATTGGATTAATTTTTTTAAATGCCATAGATAGCTTTTCTCTATTCTTAAAGAATGCATCTGATGAAGTTGTTGGCATACATGCAAAACGCATTTGTGCATCAGCCATGTCCGTAAGGAATGCTATCTTAAAGTCTTCAATACTTCTTGTTGGATTAATTTCCCAAGTTGGTCTTTTTAATGCAAATACTCCAGGAATCCTGTATGAATTAATAACGTCTTCATCCCATTCAACAGTAAACTTATTGCTTGGATCATCTTCAGAAAGTAGCGGATTAATAACAAACTCATGTGATCTAAGAAGAGTTTCTTTTTCAGCAATTACATCTTCATACCTTGTCGTAATAAAGTCACCCTTAAAACGAGGAAATGATAGAAGTACTACTTTTCCATAGTCTGGGAAACGTGAGTCTACGGATCCACGAAATGCTTTATAAATATTGTCAGCAGTTTTAGCTTGATCGTTTCCACTTGCAGATTCCATTGCAAAGCCAGAGATCTCATCAAGGATTGCAAGTATTAAGTTCAAGCCTTCAGCAGACTCTCTTTCAGAGTGTCCAGAATAAACTGTAATTGACTTATCAAATTCAATACTGTCAATTTTTGGTGGATCAAACTTTCCTGCAAACCAGGGTGATCCAGTAATCTTTGTCTTAAATCCTTTAAAGAAAACATTCTTTGCTTGTTGAGCATTGATAGCAACGTTCATAATATCAATAGCATCATTTGTTGGCTTACCAAAATATCTTGATGGATCTTTTAAACACAATAATTTATAAACTAGATATGCACATCCAACTGTTGAAGAAAAGTCTTTTCCACTACCCTTGCCAAGTTGCATAATTACTTCGTTTTTTGTATACCTCTTAAAGTGTTCTTTACCTGCTTCTTCACCCATGAATCTAATTAAATCTTTTTCTTTATAGATTTGACTCATGCATTCTACTAAAGTATATTGATACTCAGATAGAGGTGGCTGATTTAAATATTTTTCACCCTCAACAAATGTTTTTGCATCTACTGGAATTTCTGCAAATGGAGACTCGTCAAGAGCTTCCATAAAGTCGCTAATATCAATTGTCAATTACAACTACCCCACCCTCATTTACTTGAGAAAGTTTTGCTAAAACTTTTGGTCTACAAGAGTCACAGGATGAAGTTACTTCTTTAAGAATACTGATAAGTATTTCTTGCTTTCTTTCTGTTTCTAAAAGTTCGTCTGCTAGTTCTTGATTATCTAGAAGACCAGCCTTTTGTAACATTTCAAGTCTCTTGCTTTCAATGTCAGCAATTAATTTAATAGATGTTGTCTTTGCAGTTAGATTTGCAGTTTGATCTGCAGAGTCAATAACCTCATAAGCCTTTTTAATTAGTGAAGAGTAGTGCTGGTCTGCACCTGCAAGAGCTTCTTTTGCACGAGCATGAATAGCCTGGTTATTAGCTGCCATGACTCTCCAGTCAGTTAGTAGCTCTGTTACCTTTGCTCTTGGTAGACTTAAAATTTTTGCAATCTCTGAAGCATCTGAACCTTTTAGGTATTCTGATGCAACCTTATTAACAAGGTCTAAATGATTAACTAACGCTGCTTCGCTTGACACGTTTGCCCCTCTTCTTTATCGC